GGATCTTCAGGTTGGTTAACAGCAGCATATCTTTCAAATAATTTTCCTAATTTAAATATAACAATTGTTGATAAAGAAATTGGAACTCCCGTGGGTGTAGGCGAAGCAACATTATTAAACTTTAAAAGATTTATGGAGTTATGTGGTTTTCCTGAATCAGAGTGGTATGATGAGATTGAAGCAACAGATAAATTAGGTATAGCATTTCCTAATTGGATTGAAAAAGACCATCATGTTTATCATCCTTTTTTTGTTTCTAAAACTAATTCTAAAGAGTATAAAGAACGTTTAAAAATAAAATTACCAAATTCATTTAATGCTGCGTATCACATTAATTGTGGTTTATTGACAACATTTATTCAAAATAAAATTAAAGACAGAGTAAAATTTATCGCTTCTGAAGTTACTAGTTTTGACAATAACAAACTTATTTTAAAAAATGGTAAAACTATAAGCGGTGATTTATTTATTGATTGTACAGGTTTTAAATCTATATTAAAGAAAAACAGAGATAGGGTAGAATTAAGAAACAGATTAATATGTGATACAGCAGTAGCTAGTCATGTACCATATTTAAATGAAAATACAGAGAAATTACCTTATGTAAAATGTGAAGCTGTAAATGAAGGTTGGGTGTGGACTATACCTGTACAAAGTAGGATGGGGTCTGGTTTCTTATTTAATAGAAACATAACAAATATTGAAAATGCTAAAAAGTTTTTATCTAATTATTGGTCAGGGAGAATTTCACCAGATGATTTAAAAGTTATAGATTGGACACCATACTATGATAAAAATATATGGGATAATAATGTTGTATCTGTAGGACTATCTGCTGGTTTTATTGAACCTTTAGAAAGCACTAGTTTAGCATTATGTATGGAAGGAGTTTTTCAATTAAGTAAAAGAATATATAAAAATTTTTATAATCCTGATGATATAGAAGTATACAATAAAACTATGAAGATATTTTTTGAAAATAGTATTGATTTTGTTAATATGCATTACTTAGTTTCTAAAAGAAAAGGTGTGTTTTGGGAACAAGGAAGACAATTACAAAAATCAGAAAAACATCTAATGTTTGAAAAAAAGTTTGACATGGATGAAAATTTAAACTTCAATGATACTGATTTTTTTAGTTCAGATAATTGGTATTGTTGGTTAACCCAAAGTACACAATGAATCTTTCACGTAACTTCAACCTTCAAGAGTTAACTAAATCTGATACTGCTATCAGAAAAGGAATTAATAATAATCCTAGTTCAGGTCAAATAGAGAAACTAAAAGCACTTTGTGAAAATATTTTACAACCCGTCCGGGACCACTTCGGTAGAGTAAAGGTCACATCAGGCTTCAGGTCTCCGGAATTATGTTTAGCAATCGGCAGTTCAGTTAATTCACAGCACGCCAAAGCTGAGGCCGCAGACTTCGAATGTATTGGAGTGGATAACGCTGAGGTTGCTGATTGGATTAAAAAGAACCTTGAGACAGATCAATTGATACTCGAATACTACACGCCTGGAGAACCAAACAGCGGATGGATCCACTGTAGTTGGATACCTGAAGGAAGACGTGAACAATTTTTACTTGCGCACAGAGTAGAAGGTAAAACTAAATATAAACCCATAATAGGAAAGGCAAAGGATTTAGTTTAATGGGAATATCAAGATCACAAATGACAAAACAAGTCGAAGGCCAATTAAGAGGTGCCAGAGATGAAAAGAAAAAAGATAAAAAAACAGTTAAAAAACATAAACCCGCTAAAAAGAATCCTCTTAGCAGGACATTTACTGTTTAGGCAAAGAGTGGTACAATCTAAAAAGTTGTACAACCGAAAAAGGCTTAAACACAATGACTAAATTATGTGCTAGAGGCAAAGCGGCCGCTAAAAGAAAATTTAAAGTTTACCCGTCTGCATATGCTAACGCATACGCTAGCAAAATTTGTGCGGGTAAAGCAAAAGACCCATCTGGTGTGAAAAGAAAAGATTGGGGACCTAAAAAAGCAAGCGCAGGTAAATACTTTGATGAACAAAAAACAAACGTTAAAGGTAAACGTAAAACAGGTCCTATGCCAAGTGGTAAGACACCAGAGATACCTGGAGAAGAGTATTTAAAATACAAAAAATTTAAAAAAAACAAAGTTGTATCTGCTAACAAAGGTGCTTACATTGGTTCTTACATGAAAAGTGAAATTGCTGAAGAACCAGTATCCAATGAAAGTTTAGTTTCATATTATGGAGACATGATAAATGTCGAGTAGAGGTACTTGTTGGGAAGGTTATGTTCAAAAGGGCATGAAGAAAAAAGGTAACCGTATGGTTCCTAATTGTGTTCCTGCTGGCATGAAAGAAGGTGGCCTTAAAAAATGGTTTAGTGAAAAATGGGTTGATATAGGCTCAAAGAAAGAAGGTGGAGGATACAAAGAATGTGGAAGAAAATCTGCAAGTGGTTCAAAAAGAAAATATCCAAAGTGCGTCCCTGCTGCCAAAGCAGCAAGCATGACAGACTCTCAAAAGAAGAGTGCCGTTGCAAGGAAAAGATCTGCTGGTAATACAGGACCTAAACCAACTAATGTAAAAACAATTGCTAAAGCGAACATGGGTGGCATGGCATGTTATTATAGAGGTATAATTTAATGGCTTACAATTACGCAAAAAAATATTATAAAAATGCAAGTCCAGCAAATCAAAAAAGATTTAATGCAATAGTAGATGACTTACGAATAGATATGAGTGAACAGTCTGCTATTAGTGAAGGTTTAAGAAAAATAAGAGAAGAAATTAGAAATACATCTGGAGGAAAAAAATTTAATACAGGTGGTGTGGTTTTAACTAAAGATAATTACTATAAGGATTTATTATAATGGCAAGTTCTGGTACTACAGCATTTGATTTAAATATAGACGAAATTATAGATGAAGCATACGAAAGATGTGGTTTATCTACTCAATCAGGTTATGATTTAAAAAGAGCTAGAAGAAATTTAAATTTGTTGTTATCTGAGTGGGGTAACAGAGGATTACATTTATGGAAAGTAAAAAACAATGAACAATTATTAACTGCAGGAACAGAGCAATATGCAACACCTAGTGATTGTAGTGATGTATTAGAAGCTTATATATCTACCGGAGCGGGAAACAGTCCTACTATACAAGATGTGTCTTTAACTAAAACAGACAGATCTACTTACGCTGGATTACCTAATAAAGGAGCTACAGGTCAACCTTCTCAATATTATGTGGATAGACAAATAAACCCACAAATTTATTTGTATCAAACTCCAGATGCTTCTACTTATACTTATTTAAAATACTACTATATTGGAAGAATTGAAGATGCAGGAGGATATACAAATACTCCAGATGCACCTTTTAGATTTTTACCTTGTATGGTTGCAGGTTTAGCTTACTACATATCTTTTTTAAAAGCTGCGGACAGAACACAAATGTTAAAATTAGCTTATGAAGATGAAATGAAAAGAGCACTAGATGAAGATGGTTCTAGAACTTCTTTATATATTTCACCTCAAACTTACTTTGGAGATGGTGTGTAATGGCTTATGCAACTGGTAAACAATCACATGCTATATCTGATAGATCAGGTCAGGCGTTTCCCTACAAAGAAATGGTTAGAGAATGGACAGGTGCATTAGTTCATATATCTGAGTTTGAACCAAAGCATCCTCAAATAAGAAGAAAAACAGTCAAAGCAGATGCTGTGGCTTTACAAAATTCTAGAGCACAAGATTTTACACTTAATTCTGGAGGATCTAGATTTACAACAATGGATTTAACATTACCAGGAGAGTTTGCTTTTTTATCTTCTGGAATGCAACCTGATGATGGTTCTGAACAAAATAGAAGAAGACAATTAAAAGCTCAATTAGGACAAGTTATAATAAATGTACCTGCTGTTGTAACAACTTATACAGTTACAATTCCTGCGGGTGTTGCGGGAGGTTTTTATATTGACGGAGTACAAAAACCAACTTTATCTTTTACAATTGGTAATATATATAAATTTGATCAATCTGACTCATCAAACGGTGCTCATCCGTTACTTTTTTCTGAAACTTCTAATGGAACACATGGAGGTGGATCGGAATATACAACAGGTGTAACTAAAGTTGGATCTCCAGGAAATTCTGGAGCATATATTCAAATTGAAGTTACTGCAAGCACAACAAATCCGTTGTATTATTACTGTCAAAATCATTCTGGAATGGGAGGCCAGATTAATATTTCATAATGGCAATAACATATTCAAATTTTTTAACACAGATAAGAAACTATACTGAAGTAGACAGTAACGTTTTATCCGATAGTATTATTCAAGATTTTATAAGATCAGTAGAACTAGATGTTGCTGGTAAAGTTGATTATGATGATTTAAGAAAATATTCAACTTCTACATTTACTTCAGGAAACAGATA